TCGGCTGCCATCAAAGCTATCCCGCCTGTGCCCGCAGCTCCCTCACCTAGCCAGCCTGGCGGTGGGGGTGGCGGTGGTGGCGGTGGCAAGTGCGATTGGTACGGTATCTACAACTCTTGTCGTGGCAACGGTGGTAAAGACGCCGATTGTCGTGGCAAAGCTGATCGCGAATGCCCACCAGAACGCCGACAGACCGGCGGCCCCGTGCGTGCGGGTCGCTCATACATGGTAGGCGAGGCCGGTCCTGAGCTGTTCGTCCCGTCTGTGAACGGTCGAATCTATCCCAACGGGGCGCACATGCCGGGTGACTGCCCGAGTTGTCCGAGTAGCCCTGCTACGGTGACTGCATCTGAATCGTTCATGCGTGGATTGACTGGCAATGGGAACACGCAAACGATCAACAACAACTACACAGTGAACGCTGCATACGGGCGCACGCAGCCTGAGGGTTCTGTGAGAATGGACTTGGCGGCACTCGTCGCCCTGACTTCGAGATAATCGATATGCCAGCTTCGTTTCGACATGAAGAACGACTGATCTACATTCCGCCGGAAGGGCCGAGCTATCTACTACACGCGATGCCGTGGCGGGCTGTGCTCTCGGAGGAAGGGTTCGGCACGCCGCCTATCGAGTATGTGACTGATCGTGCGCCATTCCAGCACGGCGATGTCGTGCGAAGCTTCTATCTGGGCCCGCGTGCTATCCAACTGATCGTGTTGCACAACTTCTGTTCTCGTGCCGACTATTGGCAAGGACGTGAAGATTTCTTGCAAGCGATTCGCCCCAGATTTTATCACACGCCTCCAGGGCCAGGAAAGTTGCTATATTATCTATCTGGACGAAAGAAGCGTCAAATCGATGTGTTCCTCGAGAGCGGCCCAGGCTTCACGCCCTCTGAAGGTGGGTGGCGTGAGTGGACGTTCATCGAGGCGGTAAGATTCATCGCGCACGACCCTACTTGGTATGACCCTGACGCACGCGCGCAAACGCTACTCTACCATGAGCCTGCACTGAATCTGATTTTCCCTATCACGTTCCCTATCGTGTTCGACGAAACGGCAGGGATCGAGACGTTTATTATCTATGAAGGTTCGTGGCTAGATTACCCTACGATTGAAGTAGTGGGGCCAGTCACAGGCTGGTCGCTCACTAACCTCGTATCCGGATATAACCTAGGCTTCACCCAACCTGTGCCTGACGGCACAACCGTTACGATCACGTTGCACGGCATCAAGACAGTCGTTGATAACTTCGGAAACAACTGGGCGCACTTCCTGACGGCTGATTCTGATTTATCCTCGTTCGCATTGATCCCCGATCCTGGGGCGCCTGGCGGTCGTAACGACATGCTACTGTCGGGCACAGGCACGAACGCACAGTCGCGTGTGATTGTGCGTTGGTACTCGCGTTACTTTGGCATCTGATCGGAGACAGTGATGGCACAACGTTCTCGCTTTTGGGACGGCACTACGATTGGTGATGCCACTGTAGCGCCGTACGACGCTGGTACTGAGTTCTCAGAAGTCATGACGGCTGTGGCGGGCCTGACTTCTGATCCCAACAAGGGCGGCTTGGTTAGTACGCTGAGCGTCTCGATGTTCGCGCCTGGTACGATGCGTATTGGGGCTTTCGAGGCGCTCGTCTATGGGGCGTGGTATCAGAACGACGCCAACATTGACATTGCTGTGTCTACTCCCGCAACGGCTACACGTATCGATACTGTTGTGCTGCGTAAAGATTGGGCAGCCCAGACGGTGCGTGTCCTAGTCATCACGGGCACAGAGGGCGGCTCCGCGCCTGCACTCGTACAGACGCCAGGCGTGACGTGGGACGTTCCTATCGCTACGCTCAGTACGACGACTGGCGGTACGACGACGATCACGCCCACCAACACGCGAGCTGACTTCTGGTATCGCACTTCTCCTACAGCCATCAGAACGAATAACAACATCGGTGTTGGAGTAAACTCAACACCAGACTTGTCTACGGGGATTTCAGTCGCCAAGCCAGGTTCTTCCGCTCCTGCATCATACGGACAAATCCTCGACAACAGGTACGACTTCGGATCGAACATTGGTTTCGATGGGACTAATTGGTTACGCGTTGATGTCGCTAAGCCCGCTTTCTGGGCAGATGGCAACTCTGTTTTCCCGTACACGTTCTACTACGCTCCAGCAGGCGCAAACCCCATCGGTGCACCGTATACCTCTCCTCTCGTTACGTTATCTTCTGTGGGCACGCTCACAAATTATCCCGTAGGGGCTGTACGTGGTTTAGTCACTGGTGACGTGACCGGCGGCGGTCAACCTGCACAACAAAGATACGTCTCTATTAGTAGTTACGCCAAGAGCGGCTCGAATGCTAACTCGGGCGACACAAACATCGAATTCGCTGCGCCTAACCCTAACCCGATGGGGATTGATTTCCACGTCCCGAACGTTGCAAAGTGGGGCGGATTGTACATGCACGGTGCGGGACAAATCTACCTTGGTCGTGACATCGGGTGGGGTATTCCTGCATTACATATTACGCCCGGTGGTATAATGAATTTCGGCTTCGGGCGAATTCGCAGTGATTCTGGCTCTAGTGCGTTCGTTGATGGTCAGAATGGTGGCTACCTGTTCTTAGGCGCTGGCCACAACGGGGGCTACGCCATCTCCGTTGCTCCCGGTGGTGGGCACAACACGTCACACTTGGGGTGGGGCGACCGCGGGTGGGCGTTGGTTCACAGCGTAAGCGGATTGGTTCAGGATAGTGCTGTAGAGGCCAAGACGAACATTGTTGCGCTTGAGCCTGAAGCTGGCATGGACGCGGTCAGGAACACGCAACCCGTACGCTTCGCGTACAAGCAGCCCATGACGGGGCCGATTAAGCGTGATGTCACGAAGCCCACGAACATGAAGTTGTTGCGTGATCGTCTTGCTAACTATGAGAAGAACAAAGCGTTCAGTACGCAGCACGGGTTCGTACTCGGCTCACTCGATTTCCCGTGTGATCCGTTGTTCGAGACGGGGAAAGGACAGATGAACCCGGCTAACTCAGTTGGTGTGCTGATCGCAGCGTTGAGATACTTGGACACGTATTCCAAGAGCCTAGAGGCTCGCATCGCGGCGCTTGAAGGAGCGTAACATGCCTATCGGAGCAAGCTCAGTCCTCGACACCAACACCCTCAACGCTACGCTCGGCGCGTCTGCGCTGTCGGTCAAGGCAGGCACCGACGATCTTCAGAACATGAAAGACGCTCTCGCTCCGTACACGCCAGAAGCGATGATTCAGCCTAAGGAAGAAGGCGGCCTTGGGTTGGACATGACGTTGCAGGAAGCACAGGACACCAAGGCAGCGTTGGCTGAATCTGACGGCATCAAGGCCGCGCTCGACGCGACCATCGCACTGAAGAAGGCGTGGGGGCTTGGTGTCGCATGACGGAAGCTAGCACAAAAGGCGTCGAGCATAAGCTGCCCGACGCCGTAGTGAATCGCCTGAGGACGGAGTACCTGCGTGCGGTCGGCGCGTCAGAAGCCGCCGAAGCCGCACGTCAGGTCGCGCAGACTGGTTTCAACAACTACCAGCAACGCCTCGCTTCTTGTTTGGAGATGATCGGGCTAGACCCATCCGTGCGTTGGTACGTAGACTTCGACAAGGGGACTGTGACCGACGCGCTACCTACTTCGGCCTTGAATGGAACTACGGGCGACCAAACAACAGGCCCATAGGAACGTACAAGCCGTTCGCACGCATGGTCAGAATGTTGCCTGCGTCTGGTGAGATTGGTATGGAACCTGCCGCGACGAAGAACCCATCAGTGTTCCATACCAACGAGTTGCCTGCAGACGCTGAGGCTCCAACGGTTTTCCCTTGGATCGTGAGAGCGCCAGTCATCGCATCGCCAGTCGTGTTCACGTACGCTGCATCGTGATTGTGTGCAAGTGGACTGTACGATCCATCGTGGTTGTGGGCGATGATTGCGTACAGAGCGTCGCCCTCAGCTTGGGTGAGATACACAGGATGTGGGTTGGCTGCGGCAGCGTGCGCGGCCAGATCAGCGTCCGTGGCGTAGACAGGGTGGGGATCAGCAGCGGCTACATGATTCGCTAGGTCGGTGTCCGTCGCGTATTGCGGGTGAGGGTCGCCTGCTGCTTCGTGGGCTGTGATGGGGTTAGCAACCCATTGCAGCCCAGTTGTTTGCCCGGATTGTGCCGTGAGGAATTGGCCGTTCGTACCTACAGGGAGCCGTGCGGGTGTGTTATCGGCGGTGGCACTAATCAGATCACCCTTGGCGTCCAACAGGCTCTCTAGAATGTAGCCTGGGTGTGGGTCGGCTGCGGCTACATGAGCTGTTAGGTCGGCGTCTGTCGCATAGACAGGATGTGGGTTTGCGTCGGCTACGTGGTTAGCTAGGTCTGTATCAGTCGCATATTGAGGGTGGGGGTCTGTTCCTGGCTGATGTGCCAGCGGGAGGAACAGTCCCTCACCTTCTGCTTGTGTGAGATACACTGGATGAGGATTAGCCGCAGCGGCATGAGCGGCCAGGTCAGCATCGGTAGCGTAGATGTCATGTGTGTGGGTGAGAACTGAATATAGCGCGTCGGCTTCGGCTTGCGTAAGATACGTAGGATGCGGGTCAGCAGCGGCGACATGTGCAGCCAAGTCGGCATCAGTCGCATAGAGATCGTGTGTGTGGGCGAGAACTGAGTACAGCGCATCAGCCTCTGCTTGTGTGAGGTATACAGGATGGGGGTTTGCAGCGGCGGTGTGTGCAGCTAGATCGGCGTCGGTCGCGTAGACAGGATGCGGGTCAGCAGCCGCTGCGTGTGCGGCCAGGTCTGCATCGGTGGCGTACGACGACAGGTCAATCGTAGGTACGTAGAACCCTGTCGTGCGCCACTCTAGAACGTTGTTCGCGTCAGACGAACGCCCAACGTTGTTGCCTGAGATTGTCAACGCGCCGGTCATGCTATCGCCGGTCTCGTTGACGTATCTCAGATCAGCTTCAGCCTCGGTGATACCGCCCGGCGTGCCTCCGCCGCTCGGGACTTCACGATTCTCTACGATTCGCAGGCGCCGGTCTACATTACCGATAGCTCGCGTGATTTGCTTAACAGCGAAGTCTGTGCTAGTTGCGGTCGTCATCATGTTCCCCTAGAGGGTCATGCTCGTTCGGGATAAACTTACGATACTGTTTCCACCCGATGAAGTTACCCCATCGAGCAGGCACATGCAAACACATCGCCGGATGTTCAAACGGCGACATGTGACCGTCACGCAGCAAGCGGTCGCACAGGGCGACATCCTTGGCTGTGTCGCGCGTGCCTTCGTGCGTGAGGTAACTCACTCTAGCACAACGCGCAGCGGAGATACCTGCGGCTGAGAACTGACTGAGCGCGAGGCGCTCGTTCTCGTCAACGTACGGTAGGTGCCACTCTCCCGCTTCCATACGCCTTGGCTCAGAGTCAGCCAAGGCGTTTTGCATTAGTAACGCAATCGATTTGAATTCTGGCTGTGCATCGTTAGACGTTCGCAAATGAAAGAAGTTACTCCAATCAGTTGCTGTAACCAATACAGTCGTCCACAAGAACGGCTCCAATAATCGATTCGCCAGTTGTTTATGCACACCTAGCGAGAATAGTTCTGCGGACGCACGCACGGCCGCGTCCCGAGCTTCCCGCCAAATGGCCGCCGCCCGCTGCGTGTCCTCGATCTCTCCGCCAGCTTGCATTCCGCGTTGGTTTGATCCCCACCGCTCAGGTACGTACGGATGGGTCACGGCTTTCTCGATCTGTTTGCCGATGGGGATGGCGCGTGACGACGCAGCATTACGAGACAAAAGCCTGTGAGTATTGAACTCGGCCAGGACGAACCGCGGGAACGTGGCAGCTATAGTGGTGATACGATGCGACGGCCCAACGCTGTCAGCAATGATCTTAGCTTCAAACATCACGGAACCCCTGCGAATTCATCGGTCTGTTCTTGCAACTCAAACGTGATGCGCTCTTGGTTGTCAGACAACGCGATGTTGACAGCTACGATCTTGACGTTGAACTGAGCGCCCAACATCATGCTCGTCACAAGATCGCCTATGAAGTAGTGCTTCCCATACGCGCTGTGTGTGGTTTGGATCGGATCGAACGTGAAGTTGAACATCGCACGCTTCTCGTAGAGAACTTCGTTGCCTATGGCAATCAAAGCGTTTAGGCGATCTTCTGTGTTGGCGTTCTGATCCTGCTCGATCAGATTAAATGGACTATCGATGGTGCGCGGAGACGTTACCAACGTCGTATCACGCAGAGGCCCTTCGCCTGGCCCCAACACCAAGCAAGATGTGATCTCATCTGTGCGTGAGTACGTGTGTGATGGATTGGAGTAATTACCCTGTTGTACCCCAAATATGACCGCCTCTGGCGTCCCCGCTGTGCGGTCCGTACCCTTGTACGGGAAGTATGTTCTGAACTCGAAGTCGGCGTCGCCTAACCAGGCAACGTCGTAGTCTACGTTGTGCGGCTCACCAATGTCTTTGCACGCTTCAAGCAGATTCTTCCAGGCGTGCGCTCCCTCGTATACAGCAGCCGCCCCCAAGTCCGGAGCCACGATCAGTCCAGGGGTCACACCATCGCTTAAACGACCGTTCGTAGTCAGAGCCAAACTACCCGCATTCTCTCTGACATATTGCTTGATGATGTCGTCAGCAGGGCCTGGCCCCTTGGCGCTGCCCTCTGTGTCGGCGTAGTATCTGACCGATCTTCGGTTAATCAGGTCTAGCAGGCCACGCGAATAGCTCGTGAAGATTCTCGAGTCTGCTTCTGTGATCTGTTGTTGTGGCGTGCGGTGCATACCGATGTACTCAGTGTACCACCCCAACGCAGCCTCAGGGTAGGTTCTGCGTACCTCGATTAGCGAATCCAGTTGAAACGCCGCTACGTTGGGGTCGAGGCCGTACATCGACAATGTGCATGTGGACGCGAAGTTGACACGATGCTCGATCTGGAGAGCACGAAATCGATCAAACACGGCCTGGAGCACGCCCGATGTATTGTAGACTCTGATCTGATACCTAACCGGCATCGTTAACTCCGTCGAGTTTTTTGTTTGCCTGGAGGAATGACGCCAACACGCTCGTCTGTGACAAAATTTCTAAAACAACTAAAACAACGCCGACGACGCCAGCGTACAGTCTTGTCTGGCGTCAGTCGGCTTTCTGTTATGAGTGAGTGCCGTGCCCCACAGTAGGGACATGTGGGGCTATACTTGTTGCCGACTTTTACTTTTGGAAAAGTCATGCGCTACGCACGGTCGTCATGCAATTGTCGCGCCAACGCACGATCCATGACGGGGCCGACGTACTCGAACCCGGCCGTCAATCGGTCGATGGCGATTGTGGCCCCTAGGGCGTCTCTGTCCATCATCCCGCCCCCTCGGTTGCGTGACGCTCCACGATGGTTGTTCCACTTCGCTGAGCGCGTGCAATGGCTCACAACGGAGGGGTGTGATGTGGTAATCATGGCGCGGAACCCGAGCGCACGCCACATGGATGCAACCAATTCGTTGAGCGTGTTACCGATCCCGACGCCCTGGAAGTCAGGGAGCGTGACGATGCGCGAGCTGCGTTTTAGATTGGGGATCGACCTGTGGGGCTGCGTGAGCCAACCATTGAACGCGATGGGTCGATCTTTGATGAATGCAGCGAAGCACACCGCTGCCTCATTCATCCCTGCGCTCAGATAGTGATGTCGAGCGAAACTCGGCCACAGCGAATGATGGACCCGTTTGACGGTGAGGTGTATGTCTGGGCGTCGTTGAAGAAACCTCCAGGACATTACTGACGTCTGAGTGTCGAACACCCAGTCTGGTTGCAACCAGTCCACCACGTCGTAGTGGCACGTAGCTGCAATCATCTGCAGACCACGTTTCCTGACCGTCCTGGCGATGGCGCTCGAGCCGATCTGTGCGACTGTGCGATCTACGACGCTGGTAAACTCGTCCACTACATAGGGCATCTCGCCCGTGGTAATCGTCTCTGCCAAGCCGCGTGCAATCGACACACGAAACTGCTCGCCCATGCTCAAGACGTAGTACGGGCGCATCCACGCAGGAGGCGATGAGAACCCTACTGAGCACAGCAGCTCTACGATCTGTGTGACAGGCATCCCTTTCGGGAACATATCGAGTACGCTTTTGTCGTACGACCACTCGTACGCAGGGTCGTGATACCCAAACACCTGCTTCAGGATCGATGACTTGCCTGACCCCGATGGGCCTACGAGCAAACCGATGTTCCATTGTCTGTCTGATAAGTCAATATTATAGGGAATTTCGACTGACGAAATCTCCATCGGTGGTACGTCGAACATGCCCGACATCTGTAGTGTGCGTGCAGATCTGACGATGGGCGAGCTGAGCTTTATTACGCCGGACTTGTTCAACGGAGGGCCTTTCTTACTATGGCTGCCAGTTCGGATGGGCTGTTTTGGGACATCCAATTTATATCCTGTGGTTTAGATGGTTCCGGGTATTTGTCGGGCGTTAGTATAAAAGCAGGCAGACCTAATTCAGTTAGTCCGTCGGCGACGAACCCGGCCTTTATGAAGCACCGTCCCGGACGGCTGCTGTGCGCCTGGGATGGACGGTTATACGTTTTTTTAGGACGAACGTGCATAGGATCGATGAACGTGACCATACAAAACGGTTCAGGCGCACGCCATGTGGGGTTGCTTCCGTACAAGCAATACCATCTCGTCGCCGCGACTGCTGCTGTAATCAGGTCGGATGCGAGATGGGGGCAGAACGGCTCTCGCCTGAAAGCCGTGCATACCCATGCGCTGTTCAGTCCATCAGTCCATCTGTGACGCACGTACTCTCCATACGGCCAGGACGTGATCCAAAACGCACCTCTGGTTTTTAGTACGAGCGTACGCCCCGGCGGAGCGAACTGTCGGCTGTCGGGGTTATGCCTATTGTAGTGCCGATTGGCATAGACCCGAGCGTTATCGTCCGCTTTGTTGGCGATCTGCCACGGGTTCACAATACCATAGCCCTGACGTTGTAGCCTTCCTCCACAAGCCTCTCCAGAAGCTCTGCTTGTTCGGCTTCTGATTGACAATCCACGAGGATTGCATAGCGTGTTACTTTCTCCTGCTCAGACTGAGTGCCATTCGCCTGAGATGCTGCTTTAGCAGCGCCTTGATCTTGTGCCATTTGCTCACGCATCTGCGTGTTGCCGGTGTAGAACGCGCGAGCAGCGTAGTTGGCGGTGTAGGTACGTCCGTCTGCGCCCTGCGTCGTGAGCGCCTTGAGTTCCGCCTTTTCTGCTTCGCTCAAATCATCAATGTCTCTCGACACAGTGGCAATCGAGATGCTCAGGAGAGAAGCAATCTTGCTCATCGTGTAGCCGTACGGAGGCTTGCGTAGCTTCACGATGAGCTGCTGGCGTTGCTCTGCGTTCAGATGCCGACGCTTGAGGTTTAGTGATAGTACGTACGCGATCTTGGCCTGCTCGCTCTCGAACTTGCGTGTGATCTTGTCGAACATCGGCAAGTCCACACCTTCTTCGATCAGCTCACCGAACAACTCGAATCGATGGTGGCCGTCGATGATGTGGCCTTCCTCGTCAAACTCGAGCGGTACGATGATGCCTTTCTCGCGGATGTCTGCCTTGAGCTGTGCTCTCTCCTCGTCGGTCATCGAGGGCATGAGCTGATACTTGTACTGGTCGGTGTCGGTCATAGTAAACCCTTCTCCAT